ATAATAGCAGACGCTGATGCATACTTTGAGACTCGTATTGATAACGCCAACTGGTTTGACGCTACAGACGACATCAAAGAACAAGCACTAGTTACAGCAACACAGATTGTTGACGACAATGCTTGGATTGGTTCTGCTGTTAGTTCCTCCCAAGCTCTTGCGTGGCCTCGAAAGAACGCTACGTATTATGATTCTCGTATGGGTTTCGCTATCACCCCCGGTGAAGCAGAGATTCCAGCTATGGTGAAAACCGCAGTATACGAGCAAGCATTGCACTTAGTTAACAACGAAGACTTGTTGACTGGTCAAGCACAAACATTCGAAAGCATCTCTGTTGGTTCGATATCTATATCTGATACTAACGGAGATGTTACTCGCACTCCTATGAAGAGTTCTCTTGTAATTAAAGCTATTAAACCTTTAGTGGTTAAAGGCTCTACAGGACAAGGTGCTTCTTGGTGGAGGGCTAACTAATGTCAATGAAAGCAAGAATCAACAACGCTGTTGATAAGGCTTTTAATGCTATTGGTGACTTAAAACAAATTGGCACTCTAACAGTTAAGAATGTCGGTTCTTATGATTTCGCTACACAAACAACTTCTTCAACAATAAGCACTCAATCTATTGAATTGTTTATTGAAACAAAGAAGTCTAAGTCTGGCGAAGGCTTTAAAACTTCTGCTTTGATTAAAGGCGTTGTAGACCTTGAGGTTTACGATTCCTTATCAATCGGCGGTGTTACTTATAACATCGTTAGCTTTGCAGACAACGGCTTCATCACTGAAGCTGAACTCACAAAGGAGAAGTAAATAATGGCGTTTGAGAACATTCTTAACAACATAGAAGCTCAATTTGCTGATGTCTTTTGGATTAAAAACGGTATAGCTGTTTATCCATCAAACTACCAAGGCGAAAAGAGTAACACGAATGAATACTGCATACTAACTGTTATGCCTTCCGCAAGCGACTACTACGCTTATGATGCAAAGAAATCCACAAAGGGTTTAGTTGCTGTTAAGATATTCGTCAAGGCGGGTGAAGGTACTAAAAGAATAATGCAGATAAGTGATAAGCTTGACACACTTCTCGAACACGAGAGGTATGGAGACACAGAGCTAGGAACATCATATTTAACAGTGGAGGGTTTAGACCCTTCTAACAAAGCACTTTATAGTGCATCTTACATAATCCCATTTACACATTACGGAGAATAAAAATGGCACATATTTCATCATTGGGTGCAGGAGTATTCACATACCTTGACATCTTTAAGGGAACAATCCCAGCATCAACAGACACAGCGGCAGAATGTGCGGCTCTATTTGTTGGTTCAACACCGGGTACTGCAGACGCAGACCATGTACGTATGCCTTCAGTACGTGAATTCCCATCAGTTGGTACACCAGCTAACATCGTAAACGTTCCAGTATACGGTCAAAAGACATCTTCACAGGTTCAAGGTCAATCAGATGCTCCTTCTTTAGAAGTAACTGTAAACTACAACGCTGGAGACATGGAAGCTATCCACAACATCGTAGGCACACCATGTGTATTCCGTTTCATGATGGCTGGTTCAGCTGTTACTGAAGACGAAGGAGCGGCGGCAACTGTTACTCCTGAGAACACTGAGTTCTATTTCAGAGGTAAAATTGAAGCTATCCTAGTAAACCCTGCATTGACAGACGCTACTACAGCTACAGTTACTTTGTCAGCACAATCTGATTTCTTCGGACCAGCTACATTGTAATCTATTACCGGGGGTTCCTTAACGGGAACCTCCACCCAACAGAAGAGAGATACAATGGAAAAGCCATTTAGTAAAGCCTTCGTTATGCGTACTACATTTAGGCACATGCGAAGAAGCGTAGACATTAGTATCCGTAAATCATTCGAACGATTTAAAGACTTTGATAATGAATCAAAGGTAGGTCGTGAGATTATGGAAACACTATCAGTATTGCACACAGTCAGAAAGATGCTTGACGATTTTCAAGCTAACAATTCAGAACTGTTTAATGAAAAAGATAAATTATAAAATTATAGAAAAGAGAATGTTATGAAACATTTAGTAGGAAAAGTAATCAAGAAAAAAGTCCCATTCATGGGCGACGAAGTTGAAATTAGAAAACTATCTGTAGCTGAAGTTATGGATGTTCAGAAGATGGTTAATAAAGCAACTAAAGCTAAAGGTGACGATGCTCAACTAGGCTTACTTCGTGATGTAATTCGATTAGCCACTATTGGCGCTGAAGAAATCTCAGATGAAGATTTCAACACATTCCCTATAGCAGAACTTAACGACTTGTCAACAGCAATTCTTGGGTTCTCT